ATGTACAAAGGGTTAGTGATCGCACGTAAGCCAGAAGAAAACCAAGATGTAGTACTTTTCTCTTTCAAAGACTCACATGGTAAAACCATCGAAATCAAACAAACCATCTCCGAGATAATTGGCGATGTCGTGCGTGTGAGAATCGAAGCACCTGATGAGGTGACTATTTTGAGAGGTGAGTTGTTGAAGTAAAAGAAATAGGGCGGGGAAGATCCCGCCCATGAATCTTTTGCTCTTTATATGAGCTTTCTAAAAGCTAGAGCGGGCTATTATATTAACCTGACAGGGATTATTGACCCAGAACCCGCCGCGCCAGTTGGTACTTGTAGGCTTTTGCCTACAGTATGAATTCCGGTGTCGTTAAGTAGCCTAAGCTCTCCATTTGTATTGGCGGAGACTACGCACGAAGCCCCCACGAAAGCCCCGCTAGAAATGCCGTTCACTCTTGCGGGGACTATTCCAGAAGTATAGACCATGCAAATGTCGTATGTGGCAGGAACCCAAGAAGCAATAATACTGGCCGTGAAAAAATGTCGTAAAATTGTATGGGAATGATATGGTTGAAATGTCATTACTTTTTTAATAATGCCTAAGTTTTCGTAACTTGCGTATGTCTGGTTTAGCTCAATCTCAAATAAATAACTGTCTCCTACAGTGTAAAGAGTGTTGATTATTTTTACCGCTCTACCTCTCATTCCGCTTTGTGAGCCGACAAGATTGACGTTGGTTTTCTTTATCAGGCAAATCTGGACGCCTTTAAAGTTCCCGTAACCTCCATCATCAGCATTAAATGCTAATCCGCTACTAGAGAGGCCTGTAACAGCCGCGCCGTAAGTAGAATTACCAGAAAGTGCGTTTCCTTTTTGAGCCACACAAGATATGCCTACTGCGCTATAGGTGGCGTCTGCTTCTGCGTCCTGTTGAGCATATAAAGCGTTTCTAGATTTACTATTAACGCCGACTCTTATTCCTGTCCCGTTATAGGCTCCGTCTACCCCTACTTTTATCGCTGGGTGTCCTTCAGAGCTAGAGCCACGCCCAACCCTGACATTCTCTCTAACACCTCCACCATCATCCCAAATGCCTTGAAGCGAGTTGCTACCCTCGTCAAGCTGTACTTTTTCATTACTGTCAGATGTTCTAACTATTCCACCTGTAACAGTAACCCCAGTAATCGCGTTGCCTTTTATGCTTGTTGCTTCAATATCCCCTTTTATTTGAAGAGTGAAGCCGTCCCAGTATAGAAAGTTTGTAGCATTACCCTGAAGATAAAAGCGACCAAGGTCGTCCATGTATGACGACCATGCAGCGCCGTTATAGTAGCCAAGGTGGGTCTCAGTAATATTTAAACCCTGAGTGGCGTTATCAGTTAACCTAGGGGGCATGTTGTTTATTTGAGAAGCCCATTCAACAGCGCTCGCCTTTGCCAAATCACCTTGGCCGACAATTCTATTTGCATCAAGCAAGTTGTCTGAAAAATCAGCTTCAGACCCTTCAAATGTATAGCCTGATAATGATGTTGAGAGAATAATGCTCCATCCGTCATCCCAATTTCCAATAGAGTGATTACGAAAGCCAGCTTGAAAATCCTTCACATTAATAGTTGGGTAAGACCAAGCGCCGCCAGTTTCACCAATTACTATGCAGGCTTTACCGCTTGGGGTTTTTCCTAGCCTAACCCTATTGTCTGATGAGGTATCGCCAGCAATTTTGACAAATGAGTTATACCACCGGCCCCCTAAATTATTATATAAGTAGCCACCCACCGTTAAACTAAATGACTTATTGCTTGAATATTGAAAAACATCAACAGTCATTCTCACCATTGAGCTGTTGAAGCCTTGAGGCAAGATAATAATGATGGCCCCCGCGACTGAGTTAGCTTCTGTGTAATGTGTCGCGCCGATTGGGTTAGGTATCAACGTGACATCATTTTCAAACTTGTTCCCTCTCACCCTGTCGTCAGTGTAATCAGTCACATCAGCATTATCAGCAGGCTTATCATCACCAGTAATAGAGCTCCAATCAGCCGTTGTAGCAGCGTCAGCAATTTCTTGAATTTGCTCAGTAGTAGCGCCAGCATTAAAAGCGTCTTCAATGGCTTGGATTTGTTCAGCCGTTGCCCCTCCATTTTCAGCAGCAGCAACAACCGCCTCTAAATCATCGCGTGACATTTGGGTGAATCTTAGGTTATCAGGTGTTTCGACTGTTGAAGCAGTGCAAGAAAATTGAGCAACAGCACCAGCATATAAAGCGCTAATATTGTTATAGAACTTTGACACCGGCTTAACTTTAATCAGAATAGAAAGATAAGCACCAACAGTGCCCGCCGTTCTTGCTCCGTTAATTCTGACATGATCAGTGATGTTTTTTGAGTAGCTGTAAACGTAGAAAGGCGATACCGACTCTTCAAGCCTTAAGAACGTAGCACCTGACCAAATCTCAACTTGGTAATGATCAAAATAAGCGTGCTCACTGTTTGAGCCATCCCAGCGAAAAGCGGCGTCAAGGCCACTAAATACTGTTCCTGATTGGCCTGATATTTCTAAATCCCACACATCATAAAACGGATAAATCACAGCAAGCTCAACATCAGTACGCCCGTTAATATCTGCGACTGTTATTTGTTGAATTGGCCCTGAATCTGTCGCTAGTTGCTTAGTTGATACAGGCCTGATTCTGATGTCGTATGTTTTGCCGTCGCTTGGCACTTCAATAATAGATTCATGAGAGGCAGGTGGAGCGGATGAAAATACCTGAGTACCAGCTTCTCGAATATCAACAAGCGAGTGTGAATAGTTGTTCGCACCGGACGGCGGCGTGACGCTTACTTCAATTGTAGATCGGTCACCATCAGGTGTGACTGGCGTGTTTGAATACTTAATTAGGGTAAAGGTCGGCTCGGTCTCAACGTAATCGGGTGTATCTTCTTCGACTGTTGAATTAGTGTCTAAAAATACCACTTCTGAAAAGCTGGCATAAACATTTTCAGCCTCTAAAAGCTGCGCCCCGCCGCCCTCATTGCTAGAATAAGTGTCAAATCTATTTATCCCAATCCATCCCTCTTTTGAGGATCTATGAAGCAGATTGTTCAGGGTTTGCACTTCAAGCCATGAAACAAGCGAACCAGCTTGTTCAGAAACGCCATGAATCTGATGTATGCTTGACTCAGTAGGGGCGTGAAACGTAGTTGAATCAAGAACGATTAATAAAAGTCCGCCAGGACAACCGCCCGCACCTGCGCCCCCATAAGCGACATCTTTTTCAAGATAACCCTCTCCACCCCAAGCATCCGTTCTATAAATGTCCCCAACCAACCCTGTCTCACCTGATAAATCTATCGTTGCAGACTCATTAAAGGCCATACCTTTTGAAAGAATAGCTAATCCAGCACCAGATTTACCACCAGGCCCACCACGAGCCAAAAATGCAGCAGTACCCTTATTATAAATTCCACCACCTGACGAACCTGAAGACCCAATGAGCGTAGACGGCATACCTATCAGTACGCCTTGGTCATCAATAGATAAAAGAGGCTTTTCTACTGTACTACTTACCCCTTCGATAACTCTAGCGCCATGACTGCCGTTAGCAGTATCTAAAAACCACCAAAAACCATCATCGTAATGAGAAGGTCTAGGTATATCTCTTCTGCCGAAACCACCTTGAGCGTAAGTATTGCCGACCCCTTGAGTCCCAAGGTTTGAGGCAATAGGATTTAATATGTGACTAACAATTGAATCAGGAACGCCACCAGCATGGCCTCGCCCTTTACCGTCAATTTTTCCATTATGTTGTAGAAAGCCAGCAGCTCTTAGCTGTACGTTATTATTAACCGTTACTATTGCACTAGCGTTAATCGTTAAATCTTCAGCGCAATAGAAAATAGATGCAGTGTCAGATAATCCTAAACCCCCTGTGAGCGTAATATTACCCGTTATTGTCGTTATTCCGTTTACCGATGAAACCGCACTCCCAAAATTAACCGCGTTAATTTCTGTGCCTTCTGAAATAATAAAAGAATCATCTACTGTTACGGGGTCTTCAGGAGGAATGTCACTAGCTCGCTCAGAGCTACCAAACAAAGTGAGAATTGGTCGACCTGATCTTTTATCAATCTTGACCTGCTGAACTTCAAAGTTACGGTTTAAACCACCCGCCTCACTTGTGTAGTCTTCAAACTCAGTCAGATCTACACGAACAATATCACCCACTTCGATATCATCCTGGTCTGGCGTTCCGGTGATTGTGATTCTCAGGGGAGGGCTGGCATATCGGGACTGAATCGTATTGAAATGGTACTGGATTGAATTGGTTGAGTGTCGTGAGCCTTGAAGGGTATCAAGCTCGACAACTTTTACCTTTGATTTGCCATGCGTACTAATTGAGGCTGTGTCGAATCTAACTTCTGTCCTGGTGTAAAGCTCTCGTTTTTCATCATAGTTCCAGCGAATGACCAGGGCGTTTAGTACTGATTTTTGATCGTGTACCAGGGCCCCGTATTTATAAACGTTATCTCTATTTAGGAGCCGACTATATGATCCTGTTGCGCCTACAAACTTTATTCTTTTTAGTGTTATTTCACCAAAGTTATTAATAGGAGTATAAAGCCCGAGCATGTAGAGAATTTTTTTCTCGATTAGCTCCTTGGCGTTTTGGTCTTCCTTGCCTTTAATGAGAACTGGAAAGCCGAGATCATCATTTGATAAATCCCAGAGGTCAGAGCCAATATTCACAAATGTAGAGGTTTTTATATAATCTGTGCTAATACCCAAGTGCCAATGATCCGGCAGAAATTTACCCGGGTGTCCATAGAGTGAACCGGTATAAAGAGCATAAAGCGCTTTTAGTGCCGGCATGTTTAAATATACATACTCTTTAATTGATGGCGCATTCTGGCTTGTTTCACCTGCATTGATTACAACATCAATGGCTTTTGTGCTTAATACCCCACGAATTAGGTTTTTAAGTGTGTTTCCTTCTTTTTCTGTCCAAATGGCCAGCTCATAACCATCATCGTTTTCAATCTTGATAATTCCCATTTCATCAACATTGGCAAGGGAAGGATGTTTCAGCTCACCGGCAAGCGATTGGTCTTCGTAATCACTAGCATACCGTTCGACCTGCAACGATCTTAATAAGGTCAAACCCGTTGCACTAGGTACTTGATAGACAGTTTGAAACTTAGACGCATCAAAGACTTCAATCTCAGTCGCTTCGGCACTTAAAGAGGTAAGGAGTTTGGTTTCTTCAACAACAAATATTTTTTGTCTGGTTGAACGCTGAATGTCTGCGCACTTAAAAGTATAGGCCTTGTTCAAGTAGCTGACTGAATCGCCCACAATAAACGTGCTTAATAAAGTGTATTGAGACCAAAGCAACCCACGATGACCCTTGTAGACTTGAACGCGCTTTCCTTTTAAGCCTTTACCTTCATTCAGTTTTGTTCTGATTTTGTCAGATAGACCAATATCCAAGGCTTTGAAGCTGATGCCGCCAATAGTCGAGTGTGCTTCATCAGGGCTTAGCTTCTGACTTCGGCTAGAAATAACTTTCACGCTCTTATTAGAAATACTGCCTGTTAAGCCGTTCACGGTATGAGTGGTTAAAAAGTGAGTATCCAGGTTCGCATCATCAAATGATAAATTAATGACGTAAATAGGCTTTTGATGGCGTGATTTATTTTTTTCTCGAAACTCAGGAGTGTCAAATCTCATTCATAATTTACCTTATTTAGAGCAAAAAAAAGGCCTCGTTTAGAGACCTTTTATTTATTAAGAGGGGTTGATTTTGGTGCTACTCAACATCGAGCTTTGCGGAAAAACTAAACTCAGTTTGTCCAACTGGTATGGTTTTGTGATCTCCATCTATTGAAACGGAGATAGGGTTACCAGGATCAGAGATGGTCCCATAAGGATTCATTAAAAATATTTCACCGGCCGCAATGCTATCGAACATCTCTTCCATGCCATCGATGATGTTTTGATCATCAGTTGAAACAGTTCTGAACTTGTATTTTTTAGCGATGTTATGCAAAACCGTGTGTTTGATGCCAGATAGCGACCTAGTGACGACATCGTCTTTCTTTTTTATAGGGATCCATTCAGACAATGGCAGTTCAATTGTGTACTGTGTGCCTTCTGAATGCCCTGAAACTAAATTTCCTTGATCAACTGCGACATAGGTGAAAACAGCCATGATTAATCTACCTCTGTAAAAATGAAATCGGTTTCACTAATAAATTCTTTTAGCGTTTCGGCTATATGCTCGGGGTCTAATCCGTTGACATCGCCATGAAAATGGATTTCAACGGGCTGCCGTGTATCTTCTGTCTGAGTCGGCTCACTTAGCTGTGAGGATTCATAGGGGTTTGAACCAGAACCGGAGCTAATAGAAACGCCTGAACCACCACCGCCTCCGCTACCACTTAGGGTGAGTACTCCATTGGCCGCAATGATTCCCGCTTGAATAGCGCCATAAGCTTGAATTTCAGCTACAGCAGGAGGACCAGCAATAGGCCCTAGTTCTGCCAATGCTCTAACGGATGCAGCAGCAGTATTTTGAATAGTACGGGCAATGTTTAAGCCGGCCTCAACAACTACGATGGCCTTGGCTGCTTTTTCGTTACCGTCGGTGAGGTTTTTTAGTAGGGCAACGCCTGAATTTACGACCCCTTGTTTTTGGCGAATAATGGATTTACTAACTCGAATTTCAAGCTTCTCACGCTTATATGCTGCTGCTTCTTCTTTGGCATAAAGCCTATTATGAAACTCGTCATATTCACCCTCGTAAGCATCCCAATTTTCGCGAAGCAGTTCATTTTGCTGTTCACTGCCTTCGATGGTATTGGCTGTGATGATTTCACGCCGGCGCAGATAGCTCTCATCGATCTTTTCTTCTTCGCTCATCAATCGTTGCTGTAGCTTTTCGATGACTGAGGCGGATTGATCGGCTTCTATTTGATCATAGGCTGCATTAATAGCGTTATACTGTGCGGCCGTGGCTTCGCCTTGTTTGGCGATGTATAAATCCCGTTCACGGTTAGTTTTTCCTAGCGTTTCAGCCTCTAGCTTTAGTGAGTCAACCATGGACAAAACACTTTTTGTTTGCTTTTTCATTGCCTCGCTTGCGCTAGACTTTTCAATTTGCTCAGCTGTTAAAATATACTGCGCTAACTGTGTTGTGGCTTTAACGATTTCTTTTCTTGCTTCGGTAGATCCGCCTTTAAGCTTGCTCAGCGACTCAACAAGGTTTGCAGCTGTGTCTTTACTTCCTTTGTTGTTGAAGTCAGCTAAAGCGCTTGTGACAGCTCGAACTTGAATGCTAGTACCGCCAAATTCTTTGGTTAAATCTCCCATTATCTTTTTTTGGTGGCCGCCGAAAGACCTGCTTGACGCGCTCGCTCTGTCCAATTCTGGCGCTATGTTTTCAAAGAGGTTTAAAGACTTCTTTAGCGCGCCTTCTGTTAATGTTTGCTCAAGCTCCAGTTGGGCCTTTTTGATGTCAAAAATTGCTCTAGCTACTTCTGGCGCTGTCTCTGCAAGCCTTTGAAGTCTAGCGTTGTAAGCGAGAGTCCCATTAGATGAAATAGTAAAAGCATCGCCCAGTTGCAGCGCATTTTCTTCGAGATCTTTGAGCTCTTTTTGGGTATCGCCTGCTTTGAATGCGGCGCCCACCAAAGCGGAACCAATGGCTAATGCAGCACCGAAAACAGCACCAGCTGGTCCGAACACAGAAGCAAACTGTGAACCCTGCTGACCTAAAATTGTGAATGCGCTTGTTCCCATTTGAGCTTGGACTGCCACATCTTGAAGCTGATAGCCTAAGCTTTGTGAAATGTTTCGCATGCGCTTCATTGAATCGTTCGCCGCTACGCCTTCCTTGGGTATTTTTTTAACTGCATTTCTTAAACCATCCGTTGCTCGTTCAGCGCTCTCACCAGATGTAGCCAGCTTATCCAATTCAATTTTTGTGGCGTTAATACCGGTATGCTCAACCTTAACTTGCAAGCCTGCGGTTTGCTCTGTCATGCGTATTTACTCATTTGGATAATTAGCTCAGCTTCCCAGGGGAGAAGATCGACTTTCATTAATTGAGCCCAGTGACCAAGCTCAGTGAAATTAATACGAGCATCCTGGTACACCTGACAAAACCAGTTCCATAAATAGAGCAGTTCTTTCGGGCATTGAGGACGTTCGCTTATTTTCTTACCTAAGGTTTTTTCGACTTGTTTGGTGTGCGCTTCTTTCGAGTGCTCTGAGCCTTCGAGGGGCTTGGCTTCTTTGACGTAGTACTGGGCGTAGATTTTGAGGGCTTCAACTTTTTTTTAATGAATAAGCCGCGTTGACTGGCGATTCGATCCACCATGTCTGCTACCTGAGGCGATTCAATAAGCCAGTTAGATAAGTTTTCCTGGTTAAAGTCTTCGTCAAATGACCAGCCAATCACCAAGCTACAAATCAACTTATTGCCATAATCATCAATGAGCTTTTCGCGCTCGAGGTCGCTTAGCTCAGATGTGTTGAGCAGTGAACGACTTTGCTGAGTTTGTGCTTCTCTGAACTCATCGCTATCGATACCGCGGATCATGAGGAAGTGGTTGCTAGGCAACCCATTTGGCAGGGTCAAAGGCAGCTTAATGCCTTCGTTTGCGGTTTTACGGGTGTGGAAGTCGCTTAGATTGCTCATTATGCTGCTACTCGCGTGATTTTAAGGTTTGTGCCTTCTGTGCTGTCGTACAGCGCTTGAAATGGTAAAGACAAGCTGATCGGGCCTTCTCCGCTGACATCAAGCGGCGCACCGGTATAGATAATTTTTGGTATCAAGAAAGTGTAAGAATTACCTGCAGCATCATTGAGAGTGAATTCAAGGCTTGAAGCTGTTTCGTTTATGAACTTCTCCAACAATGTCGCATTCTCAAAATACACGGCAATTTGTCCGGTTAGGTTCGACCGGCCAATTGAATGCTGAAGGGTTGTTTTAGAACCCACAACAGGTTTGGCGTTCAGACCGTTTTGAAGCGCCAGCGTGATTTCTGTGACTACGCCATTAGTTTGGCCGCCTTCTTTCACGGTGCCGGTGAATGAGTCAATAACGTTTGTTGTCGTAGCTGCACCATAAGCTGCTCCTGCAATTAAAGCGCTACCCAGCGACATATCTTGACCCATGAAAGAGAACGTCCCAGTGACGCGGCCCTCAGTGGGAACAGATAGATTGAACGCATTGATTTCACATCCAGTGAAACGGTGCCAAGGTTTGTCAGCTGCTTGAATATCTCCATAATATCGCTCGATTGAGTAGGACCGACGAGAGACACCCGTTTTCAATTCGTCAGCTGCCCAGGTGCCACCTAAAGCCGACTCAAGAAAGTCATCAAAGGTGGTGGCAGACAATTCAAAGCCGATATCACCCGCGACGGAACGTGAACCGTGTTTAAAGTGGGCGATTTGCCGATCTTGTCGAAGCTCTTCAGACTGACTAGAGTTTTTACTTAACGCCAGATTGCAACTTGTGGCTCTGATATTTTGAAAGGCAGGGGTTGCCGGCATTATGCCAAAGGCTGACTCCCTAATGAATGCAACGCTATGTCTGCTACCATCACTCATATTTTTGCTCCTAACGCGCTGATTGCGCTCTGTATTGAATGGTTAAAATTGTTTGGTAAAACCCGTTTACTATCTGGCCGGCTCCGTTCTGGCCGCATGAAATCGCTGTGACTGTTTGCCCTTGATAGGTGTGCTTACTGCCTGCTTTAAATAAGATTCGTAGCTCGTCGGCTTTCTCTAGCGCTGTGCCAGAGCCTTCGTTAATGGGGAAATTCAAATTTATCTGAACAATGCCGGTGTGCTCATCCGATCCTTGGTTACCCAAGGTGGCGGCTGTGGGTTGATTTGGAATAAAGAAAAATTGAAACCATGAGGCATCAGCTTCAGGTTCGTGTTGGGCGTCATTTTCATAAACACCAGGCATGGCAATGCCTCCGCTAAAGGTTTGCACCAATGCGGATCTAATCTTATATATGCTCATTTATTTTTTGCTCAGGGTTTCTCTTAGGATTTGCTTAATTCTGGCCATGTTCTTTCTGACCATGCCGGCAGGGGCTTGGCCAGAGTGACCAAATTCAAGCGGTTGTGCATAAGGTAGATTATTTGAAAGATAAACAGCGCCTTCAGGGGGGAGGGATAGAACCGAGTCTAAAACTTCAGCTTGTGCGGCCGAGCCATCTTTATCCTTTCTATCTATATCGTTTGTTTTAGGCGTACCAATTGAACACTGCCAGTTTCCACGAGCCCTACCACCAACATAGTTCTTAGGCTTTTTTTTACTTACCCATAGGTCCGGATTGCCAACCGGCGTATCTTGAATGATGGAATTAAAAAGCTTTATGGTAATCGCCTTGCTGTCTTCTTCGGCTTCGCTTAGAACAAGCTTCGAGGCCTGTTTTAATTCTTCAGCAAAATTCACTTAACGAGCCGAACCATATAATAAACAGGGGTAGAGCCTTGAGATACTTTCTCTGTTTCTTTAACGGCCATCATTTGTCCATCGGCTTTGATCTTATCGCCCGTTTGATAGTCAACGCTGGCATCCATCATATAAACCTTATCCGTCGAACTTACCGAGCTGAATGATTTAGCGATCGTTGTTTTATCCGAAATAGCCAAACCATGAGGGTAAAGTGTTGTGACTGTTTCAGCAGGACGCTTGCCAGAAATTGGGTCGATATCGCCGCCAGTTTTACGGGTAAGCGGAAGCTCAACGCCATGCTCGTTGATTAGTCTTAACGTGGTTTCTTGTAAGCTCAACTTCTCACCATGACTAAGCCATTGCGCTTATAAAGTGGAGCGAGTAGGGCGGCAGGCTTGGCCAATGCTTCAACAAAATTTTGCTTTGGTATTTCAGCTGAATAAGTAATGTCGATCGGACCTATTTTTTCACGTAATACTTGGCCTTTGTTCGAGGTGGTGGCATTTGGCTGAAGGTCGCCGTTGAGTGCTTCGATCGCAAGTGCGAGCTGTGCGTATTCCATTAAGCGAGGGATTTCATTATTTGGAAGGCGAGAGTTTGATTGTTCAACATCCCACACTTCAGAACGCGGCCATTGCAAAGGCTGACTAATATTAGTCTTTTCACCTTTGTATCGCCTAGATTGCGCTTCTAGGTAATCCATGGCCTTAATTAATAACACCTCACATTCAGACTTAGTCTTGCCGCCTAAGTCAACCCCACGTAAACCAGCATAAATGCGTAAGTCATCAACTGACCGGTATGAGTTGGCTGCAAGGTTATCGCCTGCGCCTAGTTCTAATATTAAAGCCATGGATTTTCCTTATTTTTTAACGTTCTTGCGCTGAGCTTTAAGCACTTGTTCAAACGACACTGCTTGACCAGGAACAAAACCATCTTTGTTGGTTTCAACTTCTTCGGAAGCGATAACCTCGTCTTCTGGTTCGGCTTCTAGGTCATCGATGCGCCCCTGAAGAATGGTGATTACATCTTCTGCATCGCTCAGCTGAGTTTGCAAATTGCTAGTGGCAACATTTGCTTTCTCAAGTAACCCATTCAACTGAACCACCTCGACCCCTGAATCCTCAAGAGCCTTCGTTAAGCGTTCAACCTCTGCATTAGGTTCCGAGGCAATTACAACCTTTGAATCATCTGCTTTTTTCTCAGGCGCTTTCTTATCCTGAGTAGCTTTTTTATCAGCCATATCATTTACCTTTCATTAGAAATTAACAAGAGACAAGGATCTCGCGACCCTCGTCCAGTTGGTTTAGACGTTCGTGACAAGGAACGAAATTGGTGTGTTCTTACGATCCATGACACGCTGCCAGTTAGCCGCTAAAGCAAGTTCAGCAAGGCTAGGAGAAAGACCACTAACAGTACCGCTTAAGAAACTGTGGCCTGATGCATGAAGCAACCAAGTTTTACGCTCCCAAAGTGTCTCAGTACCACCACCTAAGCCTTCACTTTCTTTACGCTCAACAGCCACTGGCACATCAGGCGAACCCATACCTAAGCCGAACGCACCCTCCCCATACAGAACAGAAGTGACCTTAAAGCCATTTGTTGCACCTGCTACTAGAGGTAGTGTGTCGTCAACAATAATTTCTTTACCCATGAAGTAATGGATATCAAACGTATCGGTACTATCTCGAATTGTTTCGATATCGTCATTTAGAACCATCTGCTTGAATACAAGCGAATGCACACCCATAGCCTTCAGTGAATCGAAGCTGTCCCCTAAGGTGAATACTGATTCAACAAATGCCTCACGGCTGTACTTGTTCGACGCAGTTGCTGAGAGACCTGCTTCAAGAGCGATGTCATGAATCATGTCGCCAGCATTGTTTGCAACGTTAGCAGCCCGAATACCATTAGCGCTGGCAATCAAACGACGCTGAAGCTGACGCATCCAATACACGCCAGTTCGCCCAGCAATTCGCTGCATAGGGTTAGAACCAGCAATTTCTTTTACAAGATCAGCTGTTTTCCACCCGTTGTTTAAGTAGCTGATACGCGCTAGGTATTCACCAGCATCAACCTTGTTAGGGGTCGCGTTATTCTCTGAGTCATCAGAGTAATTTGGCTCAGCATCAGGATCCAGATCGTGCCAGTAAGGAACGTCTAAGATCTTACCGCCTGTTTTTGCTTTTGCATCCAAAGATTCATTGGTAGTTAAAAGGCCCGACTCGACAAGACGGGATTTTTCAGGGGAATTCTCAGCCTGATAATCTGCATAGACTTCAGGTTCAATTACATCTGATAATTTTGTTAGTGCCATGGTTTACTTCTCCGTTAAGGTTTTTCTGCATCGCGAAGGCGACGATATTCGGCTTTATCTTGGTTATATAAATCCGTTCGCTCCTTCTCATTAAGTTCACTAAATTTCTTGGCAGCCCCACCGCCGTTGCTCGATCCGCCAGCCCCACCGCCGGATGCTTTAGACGCAATAACCAAAGCCCCAAACTTTGCATTGTTTCTAAATTCTTCTTTTAACTGATCAACAGTTGAAATTGTTAAGTTGCCTTTCTCATCGGTGACCTTTAGTTCATCACCATCTAGGCGAAGACGTTTTTCGATGAATGTTGAAATAATTTCCTGATTAGGACCTTCAGCTAGATCAGCAGAAATTAATGACGCTTGTTTTGATATTTCCTTCTGAGCAGAGCTTGCAATCAGGTCTTTATTTGTTTGTTCCAAAGCTTCAATTTTTTGCTTATATGAGTTTGCTAGAGCCTCAAAGTCACCTTTGTTCTTAGCCGCATCCTCTTCAGCTTGACGCGCCTTTTCAGCTTCAGTTCTGGCCTTGTCAGTCTCAACCTTTTTCTCATTGAGCAGCGTTTCAAGCTTGGCTTTTAAACCGGTTACATCTTCACCCTGAGGCATTCCGTCAACTTGCAGATAAAAAGCACCATCTTTCTCCTGGTACATCGCTTTTTGTTCGTCTGATAAATCATCAAGGTTTTCTAACTTAAATTTCAACTTCATTTCACAGTCTCCCAAAGACGTGTGTTGACCGGCACAACCGATCGGACATAAAAAAAGCCAGTCCCTTTCGGAAACCGGCTTTCGATTAATTTTCTTTAGCGCATAAAAAAAGGCCGCATATAGCGACCTTGGTTAACTTGTTTTTTATTTATCTCGGATTAGCTGAATCCGCTTTTTTCTGGAACCTTACGGCGTCTTCCTCAGTAAAACCGTCTGGCCGTTTACCTTCAGTTTTATCAAGCATTTCGCAGAAGGTGTTAGTGGCTTCGATATCACGCTTAGTCATGACGACCCAATCTTTATGAGACATCTTCATCAATTTTGCCAGCTCTTCTTGCCGCTCAATGGGCAAATCAAGAACGGTTTCTTCTGATTTATATTCCATTTTAGTCACCGGATAATTCCGTTAATTTGATTTCGATTATGCCGTCTTCTCGAACTCTACGACCACTGACATAAAATTTTGTGGGAGAGGTAAATAATACTTCGCGTTCTTTCTCCTGGTATTCACCAATCCAACCTACTTGTTTACCATTTTTACCCGAAATGATCAGTCTATGTTTACCACTAAAGACTTCGCCCTGGTAGCTTGTACTGGTGAAAGCTGGATAGTTTACCACATTACCAATTTCGTGATCATTTAGCACGTTAGCCGGTAAGTCAGTTCGCCTATACGTAACACCATTATAGCTTGGTAATTTATTTAACGCTGCTTTAAGTACTTCAGATGACTCAGAAACCGCTTTGTCATTGCTAGTCTTAATACCCCAATGAAGGTTGTTTAGATCCTCATACCCAACATGCGTATAGCTTCTAATAGCTACACCTTCGGCTTGAGTGAGCCCTAAGCGTTCCATTTCCTTTTTGATTCTAGGGTTCTCAACTGAGCCAGCATAATCGCGGTATGTTTTTTCACCTAGCCAATCAGTTAATGAGGTTTGCTGACTACTGGAATTGATTTTAGCGTTTTCTGCTTGCTTGGTATGAGGCTTGGCATTTGCAGCTTGTTCAAAGGCAGATGGCTCTTTCTTTCGCATTTCTGCCAATGTTAATGGTTTGAAATTTTTGTCTAACTGCAGCTGCTTGAACTTATCAGCTGATAAATCGCCGCTTCTGAATAAATTACCTCGGGTTGGACCAAGTACTTCATCTTGATACTTAGTGCCTTGCATCTTCAGCCAATCGTAATACCCAAGCTTTGCATCAACATAGCCATCCTTGCTTGCCCGGGTCGCACCTTTATCCAAGTAGTCATATTTTGACGATAGTTTAGCCAGTGTCGTACTTCGACAATTGATATGAATTGGGGGGAGTGGCCCCTTACCAATGTCATAAACTTCTTGATCCAGTGTTCTACACATAGTGCTTGTGCGACCATCTAGGGTTGAAAGCCAGCTGTATTGGGTGATTCCATTCTTGATCCAAGTTTGCATTCTGGCCGTAGATGCCGTGTGCTGAATAGCTGTTCTAACGATCGCTTTTGCATGACGATCAACAACAGCCAGAGCACCATCAGAATACTTATTGGCCTTGGTGCCACGAATGTTTTTCAATATCTCGAAATTAGTCTGACCCTCAAAGAAGCCCTGGCGAATTTGACCAGATAAATATTTCACATCTGATGCCATCCAATCTTTGATAAATGGTTCAAGCAGTTTTCCACCATTCGCGCCACGAACCGAAAGAGGGGATGAGAATACCGCCGATCGCACTTGTTCAGGTGCCGGAATCACTGACTCAAACAGATCTGAGCCGATCGCATTTTCTAAATTACTGGCCTCAAATTCTGACTCATAACCGGAAATGTCCCCCAAGTGTCCGGCAAGGTCATCATAGTAATCAGCAAAAATAGCATTTAGCGATCGCTCAACTTCTTTCAACTGTTTTTCTAACCTAGTACGGTTAAAGTTAGTCAGATCGTTTTCAGTCAAGCGAACGCGAAGATCTAAATCGATTCGTTTCAGAAATGCGGTGAACTGATTCACCTCTTCAGCCTTTAGGCCTTCTAGGTGCACAGCATGGCGCACCGTAGAATTAAGCAGCGTCGCGGTCTTTGACATCGTCATCCAATCCTAAGCCCGTTTGATCGTCGTCTAACTCGCCTTCAATCTCATCATCCGTTTTTTCTGAGTCGATCACGCCAACCTTTTTCAGATACTTCCAAACGTCTTGCTGTGATACGAGCTTGCCCGTTTGCCACGCACCGACTAATGCAGTCAAAACTTGAGGCTCTAAGTTGTGGTCAAGGAAGTCTGTATTTAATTCAAACTCAACCGCTTCACTGGTATTCATGAAGCTTGAAACCCACCCTAAGCACTTCAGGTAAGCATCTGTCACGTTACTGACGACCAGAGATAAAACCGAGTGTTCTGAGGCGCTTTCACTATTGGCTTGAGTCGCTGTTTTGATGGCTAAACCCTTTTCCAGCAAACGAGCACCTAAGGCTTTCATTTGCTCTTCTTTTTTATTCATGGCCTCAAGAGAAATCATGTTTGGCTGAGCTTGAGCAAAACCAAATGTTGAGCCTCGAGGTAGAAGCATCGGAACACGTGAGCCAATCACGATGCCGTTTTCTTGCAAGTAGTTTCGCCACTCTTCATCAAGCTCAGTGATATAGGGTTGAACTTGGCCAACAAAGAAAACACTGTCTTCGTAATCAGCCGAGTTGCGGAAGTGAGCAATGTTTAAGTTAGCCAAATCCAGAAGCGGAGCTTTATCGATGGCGGAATCATTATTTTCAGCACCGACAAAGGTGAACGGAATTTCTGTCCATGCTTGGCCGGCACCATTGGTTGGCTGGTACATGTCATCAATGATCCACTCGCCATCCTTGTCCTTCTTCCAAATCTCAACAATATAAGCACCATCAAATAATCTAAGGACTCGATATTGCTCCGTTTCAACCAGGCCAAAGCCATCCTCAGAGACTTCTTCAACAATCTCTTTCAGTGAAACTAACGAAAGCTTTGTTTGGCTACCAATAGTGACTGTTTGCCAGTTGCTCACAGAGTCGGCATTAATGCTTTTGATTGTGGCATTAAACTCACCGCTAGAACGCTGTTTAACCGTGGTAGGCGACTCAGTGTTTGGATAATCCACGTAAAGCGCGTGACGGCCCTTTTTGAGCACTTCAGCAATAGTATCTTTTGACTGTTGCGTCAGTGATATTCCTTGACCGTCAATATTCTTCTTCACGTATTCAAGCGTAGTTGAAACCTTAATAACGGGGTCTTTCTTGAATACTGCGCCAACTAAACCTTCCAGTGTTCGACCAGTCGCGTTATAGAAAACAGCGCGTTCTAAATACCGCGCTTGTCTGGTTTCTCCATCCTTGGTTTTATCGTCGCTGTTAAGCAAAGGCAGGTAAGTATCACCTTTCGATTTGACCTTTCGCTGACCTTCACAAACATCAGAGACCAGCGCCCAGTCAACAAATGAATCACCAAAGTCTTTACGTGCAAACGTTACATTATTCGCCACATTTTCACCTATTTATTCCGGCATTTAATCAACATGGAGCGGTCATCAACCCGTTCCAAGTTGGTCGTGATTCGGTTTGTGATTTGATAGTCCTCAAATTCGACCCCACCGGACAGCATTACGCCTGTAATGGTTCCATTATTGGTCTCACTGCCACCTGTTAAACCTGTTTGAATAATCCAGGTAGACGCGACGATTGTCTCGCCAGATTGCAACCAGTTTGACCAGTCGCACCCGTAATCAATGGTGCTATCAGGATCTTTTGTGGGGGAGGGCGTGGCTGGTCCAGTATAAGTAAACATTAGGCTGCTGTAGCTCCACCAACACTAACCGTGGCACCATCACTATTGTATGCGGCGGCGGCGGTGTTGATTGTTCGTCTAACCCAAATAGCTTTTGTCTCACCTGGTGCGAGATCACCAATTAATAAGCCAGCCCCCTGATTAGCCGGAGCGCTGAATGTTACCGTCGCAGGTGCTGTATCTTCATCAGCAACCGTTTGCTCAGTCGCGTTGATAGCAGACGTTCCCAGCCCAATATCTGAACTTGTGTCACCACTAGGCGTATTGGTTGGAATAAATGCCTTGCTTGCTTGCAGTGTTAGCGTTGCATGTTCGTTTTTTACATAAATACAACGGTATTCAATATCTCCTAATGATGTTTCCCCATCACTAACCTGGTCAAATAGGTTGTGCGCCACCGCTGAAGAAATTTCAACAGATGAAATAGCACCACCAAGAGATGCATTTACGTCAGCATTTGCGCCGCCGCCGGATAAGTAAAATTTAATGTCAGTCGCAATAATTGGCATGTTTTAACCTCGTTTTAGTTGTCTTTTAAAATTGTCATTACTCTGTTCTCTGCTGGTATCAGCATGATATGAACAGGGATTCGGATAGTGTCAGTTTGAATGGACCAACTAAGCTCAAGCCCATTTAGGACAACAGAAAGAGAGTCCCAAACGATCGCTACATCAGAACCAACCGCCTCTATGAGATCCCATTGAATAGCAACTTGGTTTGATATTTCGGATGCTATGTCCCAGCGTAATTCAGTCGATACACCAAGTGTTTGAAGCAACTCCCATTGCATAGCTAATTGACCATCAATTCGGCTAATTAAATTCCACTGTAGGTCTACGCCATTTGAAACGATTGCCTGAGAAGAAGCTAAATCCCAATCAAGCAGAACGGATGAGTCAACCTTTGTTATGAGATTCCATTCAAGTGATAGGTCTTGTGAGACTTCGCTTATAGCGCCCCATTCGATGCCCATCTCGCTAGTGACTTGCTGCAGCATTGACCAGTCAAGCACAACAGAATTATTTACGGATTGAAGCATCGACCAGTCGAGAGCGACAGAATTATTTGCGGATTGAAGCAGTGACCATTCTAGGCTTGTGCTTGATAGGGCTTGCCCTAATAGATCCCACTGAATAATGACTTGATTGCTAACTTGCTGAGATAAAGACCAAACGAGATCAGCGCCAGAACTTAAAGATTCGTTTAAATCCCACGCAAGAGAAACTGAAGAGCTAACCGCCGAACTTGAAACTAGATCCCATTCTAAATCGAATGAATTGCTTACATTTCCGGTGAATGGTGCGGTCTTAGTAACGCTATCAACCGCAAACTGAAATGGTACGCCCGTACTCCCACTACAATACCCAACGATCCCTATTTTAAAGCGCGTCCCTGACGGCCCAATTGCCCAAGCGTTGGGAACTTGGCCGTCAGTCCTAATGTACGTCCAAGCCGAGCCGCCTATATTTCTATAACTAAATCGGACAACGCCATTATCCTCTATTTCAACACGCATATCGCAATGAGTAGATCCAACACCAATGGCGTTCTGACCTTCATCATCTATAGAAGATGATCCATTAATTGTGCCTTTCGTTTCAATCGTGTACTGGTGTGTGCCTCCGCGATGCCCAGCGATGGCAAACATAGAAGTGCGAACTTCCGTATTGTCAACGTGAATCAATGGGCCTGATAGCGTAAGCTGATTTGGATCAAATACAATATTGGTAAGAGGGTCTTCACCTATAGGGCTAATACCTATCCCAAGAAATATATATTCATCAGTCACACCAAGCTGAGGAACTTCTACAGTTTGATAGTCAAAACGACCTTGATCCGTGGTATACCAAAGACTTTCATCACCAATGACCTCACCTTGAAAAAAACCGTTGGCGCGGCCAACATTTTGAACTTCACCTTGAGAATTATCATACAACTCCCAGTGTGGGCCTAATGCGCCAGTACCATCAAACGTATCATTTGTAAAAGATGTATCAATATAAAAGTTAATATCAAATGTTGTTGTTGATACGTAAGCTGTACTTGTATTAGTCATTGCGGCTGCAGGCGTTGTTACTCGGATAGCTTCAACTGCGGTTATCTCATACGCAGGAGCACCCGCAAAGGTGATCGTGACGACTGTATCTGAGGTTCTGACAACTGAATTAACAGCTATCTTATCTCTTACTTCATTATTCCAACCAAGCGTTTCAACTCCATTACTGGTAATGCCGTCTATTATTGCTTGACGTATTGTGTCGTTGAATGCAGCACCAGAAACCCACGTATCTCCATTCAGCGTCACTGTTAAGGTTTCACCACCTGTGACAATTGCTGTTTCAATTTTACTCGGAGTAGATGTTAACGTGCCGCTTATAGTCGTTGATACTTCCCCAACTTCAACAATGTTTAATAGTTGTACGCCGTTAAACATCAGGAATGAACCTGAGTCGTTATTCATAGTAATAACGATTTCATTATTTACATCAGGTTCAATCTGTAAGAATGTTGCAAATGTCCCATTTATATTGCCTGAACTGTTAACGGTTTGTGCTGTGCCGTTAACATCAATATTTACAATCTCTTGTCCATTAGCAGCTATACAGTTGTATATATTAAGATCAACAGCAGTAACACTAGAAGGGAATCCAAAGGTAAGAGTGCGAGGACTTCCCGCTCCAGTAAAATATGAACCTTCATCATTTATAGCAGTCGAAATCGCTGTATCAGGTGTAGATATTTCTCTGCCTAAATTGTATGCGGCGAGAGTATGCCCAAGTGTTGCAGATATGCCAGTTGACGCCCCTGTGGGATAATCAACCATGTCAGCAGTTATGAGCCCCGCAGCATGACCAGCATATTCATTTACATTGCCACCACCACCCCAGACAGTAGAATTGAAAAAGTTTAAGACTGTATTGTTAATTGCCACTTATTTGATCTCAAAATTACAAGTTGCTGAACATGACCAATCTTGACCACCAAAAGAGGGCGGTTTTGGAAGCCCTATAGATGGCAATTCAACCAAAGTAATAATTGCTTGGCTTTTAGCCCCCTCTTGATCATCTGTTGTGACCGTTGAAATGGTGCTTAAATATTTGCCCGCTTCCGTAAATTCGTAAATTTTGGTTAATGTGTCAGCGCCTTCAACATCTAAAACTTGATAGGGGTCAGCAGAATTATCTTTATAAATATAAATCCTATAACCGCTTATATCTTCAGAAGCTAACGCGCTGCCATCTTCCCGCAACACTGGCTTTTCATAGCTGTACGTATAATCGGGATTATCACCCGCCGCCATAGCTGAAGAAGGTGCAAAAGCGCCAAACATCACCATTGAAAGCGTGAGCAATGGCGCAATAATTCCACTTATCAAATAATTGTTTTTCATAACCTGACTCACTGCTTACGCTGTTAAAATTGGTTTTCTTTGGTTAGGGTGAGCATACTTCCCATTCATCTGCTTCAACCCCCATCGAGCAAGGTTTACCGTTATATCCCATGCTCCGGCTTCTTTTAACCAGACGCAAAAGTCTTCATCAGCGCTCGGCCACTCCGAATGAGGTAGCTTTTTCATTCGCATCAGCTGATATAACGCATCATGACCACAAGACGCCTTAATGTTTGTCTTGCTATCAATAACGCCGCTCGCGCCGTCCCAAGCGTAACCATCGTGAACTTTCATCAAGCCGTCAGTTGATAATGTTATTCGTGCAATACTAATCTCACGAAGCGGCCTAAACGATGTTTGAAACAATACGGGAATTGCCAGTTGGTATTTATACCCATCAAAAAAATACATATCTAACGATCCAAATAGAGTTGCGCGGTATCTGCTGCGGTTTGCAGTAGCGTTTTAATGGCGAAAGTTGTTTCTTCAGATATCCCCTGATCCTCCGGTTTACTGCGGCGAAGCTCTGCTTCTATGTACCCCACTATGTCAGTGACAAGCATCCGGTCAGATGGCGTCAATTTATCCCAAGGTATTGACGTTTTAATTACCGCTGATAATTGATTGATTGTTGTTTGAGGGTTTCCATCAATGAAGGCTAAGTACTTCGTTATTCGAGTATGAACATCGAGAGCGCGTTTATTCTCAGATGTAACGGTTCGACCTTTAGCAATGTAATGACCTACAGCTTGCCGCGCTGCAATTTGTGTGAGCACTGGGTTATCGCTTACAAAATCTTCTAACGCTTCAAACGTTGTGCAACCTGTAAATGCTACGCATAAAAAAACCGCCATGAAGGCGGTCGCTAAGTAATTTGTTAACTTCATTGTATTTCCCTTTTTTGGTTTTTGATTTGTAATTTACGTTGATGAACGCTGAGACATGACAAGATGAGGCCACCGATGGCACACAATGCCACGACTGCATTACTATGTTGATCCAACCACAAAATGGAGCCATTAAGGCATTCAAAAAAAACCGAAAGGGCGAGCACCAAAGCTCCACCAAGTCCGGACATGTCACCTGCTTGATGTTCCATTAATTCACCGTCTTCATTTTGATTCCCATGGCAACCCGCTTAGTCGCGAGCACTCTGTATCTTGTTGCATCCCAATCGTGATCTTCTGCATTCGTGTCAACATCATCAGGCTTTTTGCTGTCTCTCGGGAGTTTTGGTATACGCTCAATCCAACCGCGACAGTTGTTAAAAACATAAAAACCGGCATCTTCCGGCATACCTGACTCTTTCTTTTTCCCCTCTACGACTGCATGTAGCATGTCGCAGAAGAGGGAAGCCCCGTTTATTCTGGATCCTGGCTTCTTGTTTGATTCTTTCCATCTAGCGCCATGTTTGGCCATCTTCTCGCCAATGGATAGCTCGTTATCACCAGTGTTATAAATTGAGTTATCAGCAGGACCAGGAACAACTGAATGGCAAATGTTTGGTAGTAAATGCAGTTGGCCTTGATCTAAGCACTTAGGCGGTTCGTCTTTGGCTTTTCCGGTTAGTTGCTTATCAATCCATGCAACGCCTTTACCGACATCAGTAGAGGGCATATTCAGCCCTTTGTTTAACTCTTCCGGAGGGCAGCCATACCACTCACTAATCAGAAATAACGAACCAGCAGGGAAATTCACTTGCTTGCCATCAATCTCCACCGTTGAACCACTCGACTCAGCCCACCAAAGGTTTGAGAACGGCTTTGATTCACCCCAATCATGAGACCGGTTAACGTGCCAATCAGATGGAATCTTGAACGGTGTAATAACGTGTAAGCGCTCATCCCAAAGATGATCAAACCGTCCACCGCTCGTTACATCCCAAGAGCCATCAACCCAAGCCGCTTTTTTGTTTGGGTCTCTAATAGCTAAAAGCGTGGCCACATACGTTGGATCTAGATAAGGGTTTTCTCTCCATGATCCGTGTATAGCCACTCTGTTCAGTGTTATTTCTTCATCTTGTTTGGTTTGAGGATTGAAGACCGTTTGCGTTTGACGGTTTACGGTGCCTCTGATTACTGGACTAATAAAACGTTTCTTTACCCAGGCGTGACCAATACCAAAAGGGTTGGTCGTGCTAAATGTTTCAAGTGGAATAGGGGGTAAAAATGAGCCATTGTTCAACGGGTGATCTTCCGGCCTGAAAGAAGTACGCCGACAACTGAACATGGCTTCATAAAGACCATCATCTTTTTGCTTTGTTAGCTCGTTAAAGCCAATAAAGGGAAATTCTTGACCGTGAAAGCCCCAATAATCATCTTCACTTTTGCCATACCTGAACAGCAGTTCTTCGCCGGTTGGCCATTTCCATTTCAAGTCTGAGGCTGAGCTAAGGAATACTGCTCCATCTTCAAATGCGTTGAACATTCGTTTGGATTGGACAATTAAATCAGCAAGGTCTTTGTACTCGAGGTCAAAGATAATGCCGCGCCAGAAGGATCCATAACCAACACCAACTAAACGCCTAAATCTTGCGAGTTGAGCAGCTGTTTTGCCAGGGCCACGCGTACCCTCAAATAATATTTCATCACACGGGCAGCTAAGCGCGAGACTCTGAGATCCTGGTAATGGTTTCCATACAACGTTGACACTCATTCACCAAGGGATTCACTGTGCTGCTTTTGTGATTGTTTTTCCCAGTCATCGACACTTGAACAACTAGGAACAACCATGACATTGTTCACTGTGCCGGTGTGGTTTAGATCAACCTTGTCACGGTAAGTGGGGTCTAGCTTCTTCATTCTGAACATGAGCAAAGAATCAGAGTACTTCATGATTTTTATGTCTTTCTTATCGAGAGTGACAACATTATGTAAAACACCGTCAATCGCTCTGCGATCGCATTCAGTTTCAAGCGCTGCGAGCTGGACTTGAATACCAACTTCATCAGCTTCAGACCATCGTTTATTAAAATCAGGGTCTTTATGTCTTCGAACGTAAACAGCAGCAACAGAATAACCAGCCTCAACAGCCGATCTCTTTGGCCCTAAACCTTCAAGAAGGAATTCGATGAACTTATCATCACGGGCTTTGCTGCGCCTAACAATTGGCTTGCGTTTAGTCATGAGAGCTAAGCGGCCATATCGATAATGGTTAGCGAGAAAGAGATATCAACAATCACGTTATTCAGCTGCTTCATGGTAGGTCGAGAGCTTGTTACATCCCTTAGGCCGTCAAGGTCGATGTCTCTATGATCACGCCCAAGCAGAATGCAGCCCTTTGTATCATTTTTGAAATTACCTTTATGAATGAGAATGAAATCACGCCCACGCACTTCACCACCATTTGTGTCGGTTACTTTGAAGTGGTTGCCATATTTAGTTGAGTGCCTGCGCTTACAGATATATTCACCAGGAGGAATACAGCTTATGTTTCGTGAATTGTTCAGCCAAGGTAGTTCTAATGACTTAGCGGAGAACACGGCGTCAGTACCGTCAAACACGGTCAAGCTGCCTAGAGTTTGTTTTTCTTCTTGTACTAATCGGTGCAAAACGGCTTTCAACATGATTGGCTCTCACTTTATTTCAGGCATAAAAAAACCCCGATCTCGTAAGAGATCAGGGTTTTCATTGAATTCTTTGTCATGGCTGCAGAGACAAAAACTGCACCATGCCTAATTAATCTAACTTGTTGGACACAAACGTGTCAAATGCTTCGTGCTATTAGGTTTCGTTTTTGTAGCTGCCATCAATTTGATGGAAGTGATTAAAGTCTTCTTTAGAGCGTAAATCAGCTAAAGCCTTGAGAGGGATATCAGACGGCATTTCATGATAAGACAGAATTGTGCCATCGTGGATTTGGTTGAGAACTGTTTGTAACTCCTTGTCTAAGTAACTTTGTGCTTCATCGCTTTTATAGATGGGACTATCGACAACTTTTACCAAAAGGCCATGAGCAAATTTCAGTTTTTCATGATAGGTTTCATGTATGTCATTAAGGTCCTTTAGCTGTTTTTCTGCTGTTAAACGCTTATCCTCAGCTTTTGCGAATTCCCCTATCGCGTCTTTAAGTTCGATGTCTTTTTGGTCTCTATCAATGTTCATTTTCTTAATTTCAGCGTTCATCTCTGTGCAATGTTTATCTGCGTCTTCAAGGTGTTTGGTGGTTGCATCAAGTTGAGCTTTTGTATTTCCTAGCTCAAAAATATTTTTCTTATCTTCTTGAGTTTTAAGCTCAAGATCCTGCTCATATTTGATACAGCGACTAGATAGAACCTCGTTAGTTTCTGCCGTTTCTTGTATGGAAACCTGAAGTTCAACTAACTTTGTTTTGTCTGCTATGGATATTGTTTCTAACGTTTTAAGATCCTCTTCAAGTTGTTCTTTATCTTGATGATGTTCAACTTCGATTGTTTTTAGCTGAGCCTTAATTGCTAGATACTGTTCTCCACTAAATGTTGACTTCCCTTCAATTGAGTTCTTTTTCTCTACCTTTTTTTGATCCCAGTGTTTCCATTGCCAGTGAGCTAACCATGCTAACAATGGGTAAGCGCCTAGAAAACCTACCGTTAATAGTGCAGGTAAACCTAAAGCATCCCAGTAATTGAAATAGTGGTCTTCGTAATAGGTAATACGATCAGAAATGGTTACTTTTGACTCAAAGAGTAAGAAAAATAAGCCCTTCCAGTTTAAGATTAACCAGAATGAAAAAAAGGCGCCAAGTAACGGGCTTGTTACTCTTTCAACAAGAGCGTCCTTGATTGATTCCATTGCATCAGTTGCTGAGTTTGACATTATTTTTACGCTACCTTGCTATCTAATTTCTGATGAAGCCAACAATCAAGCCAAGCATGAGCACAATCTAATGTTGTTTTACCCTTGCGCCTGTCAACTGAAAGCCGTTCTGATATAGCGGTAATACTATCACGATGTAAATAAGTTGAAAGTATCGAACGTTTAAAGTCTGGGTTGAGCCCTCGAATATATTGGTCATTACCGCAGGAATAAAAAAGCCCCAGTCTCGTGAGAGGCTAGGGCTTTCTTAAATTGTTAGGTCTAGTCGAGGCGCAAAAATCTCAACTTGCATGAAAAAGACTACAGTGAGTCGACTCTTGTTGTCAAACGGTTTGGTTGTTATAAGTAGTTTGATGGTAAAGTTGTTAAAAATGAATTTAAGGGTGATCCTAATATGGAAATTTATAGGTACCAACCTAGGTGCTTTCAAGACTCTTTAGTTAATATGGGGCAAATCAGGATAGGAACTCTGCATGATTTTAGAAGATCAGAGCATAAAATGGGTATATCTGATCCAAAAGAAGGCACAAAGCGTGTTAGTCATTACATTGAAAATTTGGATCACACTGGCGAGTTTATATCGGGAACAAACCAAGGGATTGATGCCGATTCTTTGGAGAAAATGGGTCTCACTATCATAGGGGACAAAACACGTACGATCATAAATAAATCAACATTTGGCCGTGTTTTTTCTGAGCCTGATTGCTTTATTCTGTGCTCTTCTCTCTACAAATCAAAAGAAACAATGGCTGAATTTGAAGGCGCTGATAGCTGCTTGCACGTTAATAGCTTAAGCCTTTTTTTTAGATTGATTACTGAGGTGTTGAACTTGGTCACGCCAGTTCAATTTATAGGCCTTCGGGCAGTGAATTATCAAGATCGTGAAGAACCATGGAATGGGAAAGACTGGGGTCGGCATCCAGCGCTGATCAAAGAAACTATATTTAAGCCCCAAGGCGAGGTTAGAGCAATATGGAAACCTATGACTAGCGAAGCTATAAGCCCAATTATTACCAATCATTACCGACTATCAGAGTGTATTACCCCTATAGATTTTACCTAACTGTATGGCTTCGCCCTTTTATACCGATCAAGCGTGTCGCCGGTGCGGTCGAAGTAGGCGGCATCATCAACGCCTTGAAGGGTTGTATTGTCATTACACCCAGGGCATGAGTTGGCATCAAATCTAATTACACACGTTGTGCATATCTTCATATTCTCTCCAAAAACAGCTGGATATTGGTTTCTTCACATTAATGTTTTTCTTTGCATTGTAAAGATAATTTAGGGCTGAAATCTGAACTAAACAGAATGTAAATCGACAGTCTTGTATGGGTTCAGTAGAACGCAGTAGAATGCGATATTCGTATAATAATTTAAGTGTTAGTTGCTATGGAAAATACAATTCTAGAATTTATGTCGTCAACAAAAGGTCTTTCCACGATCGGTCTTGCATGTGATATGTTGGGTGCAATTCTTATTTGGATATATGGTATTCCTTCCGCAGAGAGGGACTCAGGCATAAGTCTTGATATTGGAGGCTATAAAGAAGAAAGAGAAAGACATGAGTCGAAAGTGTTTGTCTATGATGTAGTGTCAACATTCGGCATTATTTTTCTCCTTCTTGGTTTTTTCCTGCAAATAATAGCAAACTTATTTGGCCTTCCGTCACCACCTCAATAATCACTGAAGATTAAATCTCTTTTACGATATTGACTCTATTATTCGCAAACCTACCAATGGGCGGCCATTGATTAGGCGTCTCAAATTCGCACATTGCTGACGCTCGGTGCAATTCAATATGTCATAGTTCTATATACACAACTTAGGCTTAGTTGGTGCCGAAAGTAAGCCTTGTCTTGGCGCTTAAAGCTACCCTTAATATTTTTGATAATATTGTTCTACTTCAGAATCTGTCTAACATGGTAGAGTACGGAATCCGCATAATAAACTGTTGAAGGAAGTACATTGGCAAACATTAAAGCGCAACAGAGAGATAGACTAATAATGGAACTGGGTATTCTAATCCAACCGTTTGTTGAGCTTGCGGGTTCTCAGATTCCTGCGCCTACAGGTAGTTATAGAATTGCTAGCGCAAAGGTTTATGCTGGAGATGGGGAGTGGAGACAATCTGCAAAGTCTTTATGTAACTTCGCGAATGATATTTTTTTGCAATCAGAGTTTCAAAAGATATCGCATGTAAATGAGGTTTTCTTAAGAGGTATGCTAGGTCATATCAATGTGGCCAACCAAACCAATGAACTAGACCGTCTTCAAAGTAATTGTAAACTAGAATTAGATTCTTTAAAGGATGAATTCTACAAGTATCTATCGGATATACCCATTGACTGGGAACCTGAAATATTTGAGGCGAATACACCATTTACTTCCTATTTAAAAATTAGGGAGTCAATATCTTTGGTAAGTAATCGAATTTACTATTTTGATCGATATCTAAAATTGGAATTCTTTGAAACCTTCCTTAAGAGCGTTGACCGAACTAAAGAAATAAAGCTAGTAACAACAGCGGGCAAAGGTGATTTTGGTATTAAGGGTGTTCTTGCCGTGTCTGAAATGGTTAGAAATGAGTTTCAAAACTATCAGCTTATTGAAGTGAGTCATAAAGATATTCATGATCGCAATCTTATAGTTGACGACTCAATATTCACATTGGGCCCAGGCATTGATAGAGCGGGCATGTGCCTTACAAATTTCGGTCCTTCGGATAATTCGAGTAAAGCCTTTTCCGGTTTTGACGACATAATTAAAAATGGGAAAATTATTCATAAATCGTAGGTGGTGACGTTAACTACCTGATCTGCAACAGCACCTTATTCTATTTATTGTCTAGGAATATCATGTACCCTCAAGTTCTGGTCTTCTGTATTATACCTATAAATACAGAATCCGCTTAATAAACTGAAGTTAGAAATATGGAAGAACAACACAAAAAAGTACTATTCAAAGGTGAATTTAATCTAAGAAGCTCAAGGCTTTTTATTCAGTGGGCTGCCATTATTTTCTTAGTCCTAATCACTGGCATATTTTTTCTGGAGCTTATCAAAGGTATCTTAGAGCAAGGGGTAATTCGAGAAACACTCAAAGAACATGTTAAGGCCGTGTTAGGTATCCCACTATCTGCTCTTACGGCATTTGTGTTAGTTATTGTGTTTGAGAAACTTTGCAGGGAATATAGAATTTGAGGCTCTTAGCTTTAAGTTCAAGGGAGCTTCAGGCCCGATTATTATGTTCCTAATGACGTTTTTTGGGCTAATCATAGGACTAGAATATCTGTGGTAAAAATACTCTGACAAATTTAGCCAGTGTCTTGTTTGTGGCAGAACTTGCCGCTGACTTTCTGATATTTTGAAGATCAAAACTGGCAAATCTGAATTTATTTTTCGACAATTTGACTATTCAACAGTCCCACATTCTTTACTGTATTGCGTATAGCGCTCAACCTTATCGACCTTCGCCAATATCTGAGAAATATCTGGGGTTAGATTAATACCTTGTTTCTCCAAGATTTTTATTGTGCCGAGTAGGTCATTCCACTCCGAGTTAATTCTTTCAAAGTTTGATGTGGGCAAATCTCTTTGCTCATTGATACCGAACCGAATCGCTTTTGAAACTTGATGCTGAAGAGCAAGAAGCTCTATAGCAACTTCACCCAGTTCTTCAGAAAAAATAAGTAGTGCATTTTGATCTTCAGTCATAACTCTTTCCTGTTGTTTTAAGGTTGTTTGTTCGACATAAAAGAAATTCAAGCGACACAGAAGGGCTCACCCTGCCATGTCCAATTTATGTTTCATTACCATTCGCTGAGCTTCAGATAGTTTGAAATAGTCGTTTAATTTGCAATCAATCCAGGCCTCTGCAGCCCGTAGCGTTTCAATTGCTTTACCTCGCTTTAGTCCTTGCTCTTCACCTGCTTTTTCGAATGTTCGCCGCTTGACGTAGAACGAATTTAAAAGCCCTTTGTGCAAGGGGAAACGTTGGCCTAACTCATTGATCGAATCATGAATAAAACCGGCCACATCATCATCAATTTTTGGCAGTGATACGCTGCGTCCTTGCATCTGTGCAAAGTTAGTTTTCTTCGGGTAGCCCAGTTGAATATCGGCTGGCTGATTAGCCCATAATCCATACTGTTCGATCATCCAAATCGTGCCCCATTCTTGCCACATCGTTTTCATTCCCATCATCGACCCTCAAAATCTATTACAGCGTTTGTTTTTATAGGTTCTAACCGTTCTTTGCTTTAGCTTGCGAGTGCGAGACTTGCATGATTGCTTTGACCTGGACTTCGACAAAGTTATGCTTTTTTCTTGCTGCCAATAAGTCACCGACGGTTAAGCCAATTAACTCATTTGACTGAAGAATCAAAGCGCCTTTAAACGGGATCCAAGGTTCAAATTGGTCATCGTATTTCACGCGGCTAAATCCTTCTGGTGAGGCAAAATTAATTGATCTTTGCGAGTTATTTGAGCGGGGGATAGGTTCAGTTCATTGACTTCCATTTGTACTCCTGGCTTATCGGCATAGAACTTTGCGAAGTGGCCAATACAGACATAGGCATCGTCTTGCCATGCAATGTCATTTAAGGCGTCTTTTAGGGCTTTCAGTACATTGTCAGCGTCAGGTTTTGTTGTATGGGCAATCAAGCCATTCAGGGCGGCTTCTTGCTTCCACTTAGGCCAACTCTTTGGAACTTCGAAGAACATAACAACGTCAATTTCAATAGGGCGCTTGCTAGGCTTTCTACCGTTCATATACTGCTTAGCTAGGCTACCTATCATCTTTTCATAGGAAACCGTTTTAGTAGGGGTATACGTTTGAATGAACGGCTTTCCTACCTTCGGTTTGATCTGCCTATGTCGTGCTCTCGCTTTTGCGGTAGGTTGCCCAGATGCGAAAAATGAAATCATGCTGCGCCTCGATGCTGTAGCTCTTCAAGTTCTTCCAATTGCTGTTTTTTTGATTTGAATGGCGGCTTTTTCATCAGTATGCCGCTTGTGAGCTGACCAGCTGCCCAGGACAATGACGCTCTAGAGCTAGATGAGCTGACTTCAATATCCATGACAGCGATATCGATTTGTTTTTTGATTGCGAAGAACACGGTCTCTTTGATTCTCATGAGCCAGTGCGGGTGTGTTTCTCCTGGTACCGGAACGATTAATTCATCAAGCGCCCAATCTTTGCTTTTCTGAATGGCGTCAAACTCTTCAATTCGGATCCCTTCAGCAGCTTTGAGAATCTTTAGCCGGCGAATGTTTTTGTTTACGACTTCGGTGACTTTCGACCATAGAAACTTTGGCGTTTTGTTGTGGTACCGGCAAAGCCAGGGGCCGCCTTCCGAAAATAATGAACCAAGTTCAGGGCAACCGTGTGCACTGCATTTGTTGCTTGATGATTCAGGATCGTCTTGTTGAGCGTGTTTTTGATTTGGGTTGTAAGCGCTAGACATTGGCATGCTCCAAGTTGATTGAGCCGCTGTATGAGTCCAAGCTGATCAGCATGTTTGTTTTGTATTCCAAGGGTATTTTTTCAGAGAACGCAATTCGTTCAATGGCGCTTGCAGATTTCCAATCATCCGACTGGCTTGCGATCCAATGCCGGCGACGAGTTTCAAGCTGCTGCTTGGATTCTTTTTTTACATCAAATCCACTTGTTCCATCGATCTTTGGGTTTTTATCAAATGCTATGCCAGCTTGACGAGAAACGGTTTTTTCATCACTGGCTTGGCCAACGATGTGAGCAAGGGTAGGAAAGAACTTTCCCTGGTCCGGATCCGTCATGTGCATTTTTACAAGGTGCTGAAACGCTAACGCATCGATGAACTTGGCAGCTTCGAAATAAACCATCATGGCCGCATCTGTGAGCGTTTTGCCGTAGTACTCAGCGAGAGGAATAATGATTTCAATGAATTCAGATTTGTTCATACTGGTTGCTCCGGTGGATGTTCGGGTTGGTCGCTATCCTGAAGAAATCGCTTTGCAGCTTCTGAATTTGCATGGTTGTGAGTAGGGGCGTTGAGCGTTCCAGGATTGTCTCTGAAGCTTTCAAGTTTTTCGGTTGATCGACAAATCAATTCAATGCAGTTGTATTGTTTCTGGTTTGAGTTATGGCCCATGTTGTGCGGAGTGTTTGAGCAGTTCGTAATTGCGACCTTGATTTCCTCCACGGTGTAACCATCTGCAAGTCGATCAATGATTTTTTTCTTTCGACCATCTGAGAAGGCGGATTTTTGTTTATCCATGGTCGTGCACCAGAATTGAAAAATCTTATTCGCATCATCGTCGTGCTTGCTCGACAAGTCTTTAATAAGTTCCTTTCCCTGTTCCTTTCCTTTCCTTTCCTTTCCTACAGGTAGCGCTCCCGTATCAGTACCGGACTCTTCCGGTGTTCCCTCCAAGCCCTTTATCTGGCTGGGTTTAGCTTTGTTTATTGATTGGTGTTTTTTGAAATTAATAACGTGGCCATAATTCTTGCCGTCAGAGCCTGTAAAAGTGCGTAAATATCCAATATTTTGCAGTGATTGGACGAATACCGGAACAGTACCGGACAAGTCCCGTAGTGCGAATATTTGCGCATGTAATAGCTTAGGATTGGCTTTGAAATACCCTTCGTCGTCGCAATGGTTCAACAATGCTGCAGCAAATAAATGCTCTTCCGGACTAAGCTCTGATAAATCTTCATCTAACCAAAACTCAGGTTTAATTGTCCGTATTCGAGCCATTAGCCTACCGCCTTCAAAGTTGTCTTTTCAGACTTCTCTATCATGCTAACAACGACCTCATGAGCTGCCTCAAACGCCGCAATAGACTCGGTGATTTCTTGCTTGTGCTTGGCTAAATCTTTAAGGGAGGGGTTTTGAGAGAGTTCTACGATGGCTATCTGAGCTTCAGCGGACTCTTTGATAACACTACTAAGCAAGCTTGGCAGGTGCGGAGCATAATTATTACTTTCATCTGATGTGCATGATTTCGTGACATGAGCGCCAGTGATGGACCAGACAGAGTTTAGATAATAGCTCCGGATGTCTTCAGGCATGGCTTTTACTATTGCTTGCTCAATCTGCCAGAGACCACCAAAATTCACATATATGCCGTCGTCATATTCACCTAACCAGCGAAATAGCTTTTGAGCGTTCATTCGTGCGTCGTGATGAACGTCGCCAGTGTTAGCGAATGAGATACCCATATCAGCCAAAACGTCTTTGAATCCATGGTCATGGATTTGTTCAGCAACTTCGATGGCTATAACCGGTCTAGAAACCTTTGGTAATTCTAGCCATTTTTTGATGGCTGCCTTCAGTAAGTCGATTCGAGATTCTTGTCTCATGACATAAACCTTATTTTTGATTATCTTTTGGTTAAGCGGCTTTGATGTGTTCTTCGATACTTGATTCTTCAGATACCAAGGTATAGATCTCACCAAGTTTCTTGCCGTAGAAAGAAGCTATTTTTTTTGCACTTTCAGGAGAAGGGAAATGCACACCCCTTTCAATTCGAGATAGTGTCGAGGTATTTATTTTGATGCCTTTGCCGGCATCCTCAAGAGTTAGGCTTTTTTTCCGCCTAAGGTCGCGTAAGTTACTCACGATAATTCTCCAATAGGTAAGTGGGTGTCTGTATATAATTTGCGTTCTACGCATATTTGTCAAGATAAATTTGCGCTATGCGCTTTGCATGTTACGCAAAAGAGCATCAAAATCGCACAAAATAATGGAGTATTAAGCGAAATGACTAAGAAACTAGGGCAGGTTGTTAGACAGCTTAGAAAAGAAAAGAAACTGACGCTTCAGCAATTGGCTGACTCTATAGAAGATTATGATGCAGGAAATCTTTCGCGGTTTGAAAGGGATGTTCAGGGTATTTCTGAACCCAAATTAAAAGAGATATCGTCCGCTTTAGGTACGACCGTCAGCACTATTTATGCTATTAGGGACGGTGAAACCATTTCCCATGAAATAAGACAAATCTCTCCTGGTTATGGTGTCGATAACGAAACCCCGAAGCCAAAAACTTCAAAAGAAGCCATCGCCTTACTTCGAAATATGCTTTCAGATTTGTCGGATAAGGAGCTTGTGAAATTTTCCGGCGCTGTTGAATCTCTCACAGACGAATTATCTGAGTTTGAAGCAATTCAAGAAGATCGTAATAAAAACAATTAAAGACCTAACTAACTAAGTAGATAGTCATTAAAAGGAATTTCATGAGAATATTTTTACTAAGCTTCACACTCCTATTTACAACAAATATATTGGCCGGTGAAATCGATGATGTTTTTGGGGCCGGTGTGTTTGGCACCAAGTGGGGCTTTAGTATTCATGAAGTCCAAGCTACTCACCCAGAAGGTGAAAAAAAATCATACGGCGATATTCATCACTACAAGATAAAAGACGGCCGGACAGTACTTGGAGTCGAGCGCAGTACAAGTGATGAGATAACATTTGCTTTTGATTCTGAGAAACGGTTAAGCAGTGTAGGGGTTTATTTTGATGGATCCGATGAAATGGGGGACCTTTTAAGTAAACTAAATACTCTCTTTGGTACGCACATAATTGACGAAACCGATTCAGTTGATAATGTTCAGAAGTGGCAGAGCGAAAACGTTAAAGTAACGCTGCTTCTGATGGGGGGGATTTTTAACAGTAAAACCATTCTGACAATAGAGTATCTGGCATTGGAAAAGCCTGGTTTATCTAAGTCTGATTTAGGCTTTTGAGGTTAGTGCTGAGCTTTCCAAATCAGAAATATTATTAGGTAGAGAATAACATGGCAGTAATTGGACCCTACGTGGTAGTGGTTGAGGATAATGAAGGGGATCGATCCTTGATATCTCGAGCTTTCTCGAGGATTCGTCCTTTTGTACATGTAGTGACACTAGAGTCTGCAGAAGAGTTATTGAAAAAGTTTCATGACCAGGAAGAGCTCCCCGATTTATTTATGATAGATAAAAACCTCCCCGATATTGACGGGATTTCGTTGATTGATATTTTAAATAAAGATGAGCGCTATCAAGGAATTCCGATGATTCTAATTTCTGGCTCTATCAGAAGCACTGAAATTAAAAAGGCATACAAGGCCGGTGCGCGTAGTTGTATCGAAAAAGAAGGCTCTGTTAGTGATTGGAATAGAAAGCTGAGAAACTTAGTGACTTATTGGATGAAGGTTAATAGTCCTATCGAGTTTTAAGCTTTTATTAGTGGTTCGCCTTTGTAATGATCATCTATGGCCTCAAAAAAGTTGGCCATTTTTGATATTGTCTCGTTATCCCACTCCATCATGAGTTCAAGCAAGAAATAAAAGTCACCATTTTTTTTGTAGCGTGAATAGATATTCAGATAGTCTTCTTCGTGTTTTTGCTCTTTTTGGCCATCATATAAACCGGTTAATAAATAGATTAAATCAGTATCTAGCACCTCACATAAGCACACTACATCATGTAAATTCTTTGGAATTGCATTTTCTGTTTTTGGATTTTCCCAACCATTATAACGCCGCAAAGGAATAGCGATTTTTTCTGAAACTTGCTCCTGTGTATAGTCCTTATCTTTTCTTAATTTCCGTAAGCGAGCAGCAAATTCGGCTTTTATCAATGAATATTTGGTTAGGTGACGCATAACAACCCTTATGTTTTACACTTCTTTACAAAGTAAATTTCTCAAAAAATGTCATTATTAGCACATTTTCTAGCCTTTGTGCTTTGATTGTGCGCTTTTCCGCACTTGGTTCATATATCAGTCAGATTTTTATATGTTCGAATACGTTATGGTATGTAACGCGTTAAAGGCGCTATACCTGAAAACTCAGGCTAACGTATATTTTGGAGTGCATGTTATGAATAGTAATGCCCGGGTTATAGAGCCTCAGCAAGATAGTAATATCCGGCGGGTTGATGAATTGATAAAAAGGTCAGAAAATCTTGATGAAGATTTGCGAATAGCCTATTTACAAAAAGTAATAGACCGATTATCTAAATAGCAACTCTTAAAGTTATTAGCCTTAGGCTAAACCACCACATTAAATTAGTAATTAGAAGAATAAACCTAGCAGCATCAAGCCCTTAGAGTTCCACTAAACCTCTTTTTATCTGCAACCCACTTCATATCAGTATTTAGTTCCTGGCAGCCCTTTATAAAATAAATAGCGTATCACGCAAATTATTCTTGATTTTGCGCAAATCGCAATATAGTATTATTTGCGTAAGGCGCAATTTATACAAAAAGGCAGATCACATGACCGCACAACAAAAAATGAATTGGGAGCAAGCTCAATACAACATCAAAGAGGAACTGGCCGCTATGAAGGTTCAGTTTATCGAGGGTTTGGTTGCAGACCTGAAGGAATTTGGCAAGGCGAATTATCACATCGAAGACAAAGACGAAACGCTAACGATGTCTCATGTAGTTGAACACATGGATTGCGACATTGACGAACCTATAAAGCTTTTCTTTATGGTGCCAAAGGGCAACGAATTACAAGCGGTGCGTTTTCATAACGCAATCAATGAGGCGGCTTTAGGTTTAGCGGGATTAATAGCAGAGAGGGTATTCAAATGAGTGAGAAGAAGCATTCCAAAGCAGTATTCGTAAATAAGGGACAGCGATTTAACAACAGCGTTGCATCGATGAGCGACTACAGAGCTAAGCGATTGGTTGATCAACCAAAGCCGAAGCCTTTTTGTGGCATCAGTTGGAGTTTTGCACATCACGAACCTGATACACCAGGAGCGGCGTGATGGCTGAATTATTTGCACTCGGCTTTGCGTGCTCATCAATCGTAATCGCTTTGATTCTGGTTGGTGTTGACAGATTAGTAAGCAAACGAAAAAAGAAAACCGGTAAGAATTCATATTATTTAGAACAACAGGGAAAGGGTGGCTTATGAGTAATTTAGCAGTGGTTCAATCTGATATCGAGGCTGGTTTGATAGCTGCAGGTGTTGAGTCTGTTTTACCTGAACATATCAAGATGACTTCGTTTGTTCGTTGTGCCGCGATAGCAATGACGCAAAGTAAAGACCTTGCTGAAGCAGATAAAGATTCTGTGATCATGGCTTTAACTAAGTGCGCTACTGACGGGTTAATTCCTGACAATAAAGAGGCGGCGCTAGTCACGTTTAACACCAATATAGGTGATAAAAATCATAAGCAGTGGGTAAAGAAAGCACAGTACTTACCAATGATAGACGGCGTTTTAAAGCGAGCGCGTATGTCTGGCCAAATAGCAGCAATGAGCGCTAAAGCCGTTTTTACGGGCGATGAGTTTGATTATTGGATTGATGAGGATGGTGAGCATCTTAATTACCGACCTACTTATGAGGCGCGTGGTGACTTCAAGCTGGCCTTTGCTTTTGCCAAGCTCAAATCAGGGGATCTTATAGTTGAGGTGATGACGCTTGATGATGTTAACAAGGTTAAAGATGCAAGCAAGACAGGCAAGTTTGGCCCTTGGGTTGATTGGTTTGATCGTATGGCATGCAAGGCTGTTTTTCATCGCTTAGCAAGAAGATTACCGAACGCTTCCGAGATTGTCGAAATGTGCGAAGCCGGTATGAATATGAATTTTGATAAGCGAACAGAGCGGGAAATAAGCCCAACTACTCCAACTCTTCCAAATTATTCGAAAGCTGACTTCGATAAGAATTTCGGTAAATGGGCCGGATTAATTCAGTCAGGAAAACGCTCACCGCATGAAATTATCACAATGGTTCAAAGCAAGGGCATCTTGTCTTTAGAGCAAAAAACATCAATTGAAAGTATCGAGGCTTAATACAATGGAATTACTAAATTTAGTTCAAGGCACTGATGAATGGTTAGCGGCTCGTTTATCTCACTTCACCGCTTCTGAAGCCCCAATCATGATGGGCGCATCTTCTCACATGAGTCGTGATGATTTGTTGAAGTACAAGACAACTACGATCCAAGAAGAAGTGAGCTACTTCACTCAACTGATATTCGACAAAGGCCACAAGCTTGAAGAAATGGCGCGGCCAATCGCTGAAAAAATTCTACACGAAGAGCTTTATCCTGTTACGGGTAAGTTAGAGGTTGAAGGATTGCCGTTGCTGGCTTCTTTTGATGGTCTTGACCTGATGGAAGAGGCAGGTTTTGAGCATAAGCAGTGGAATGAAGAAAAGGCTAAGAAGCTTGATAGCTCTCAAAAAATTCAACCTGAACACTTTTGGCAGTTAGAGCAGCAGCTTTTAGTCAGTGGCGCTGAAATGATTTTGTTCATGATGTCTGATGGCACTGAAGTGAATAATGTTTATTTGAAATATGCGTCTGTGCCTGAGCGTAGAGCGGAGTTAATCGCGGGTTGGAAGCAATTTCAGAAGGACCTTGATGGATATACTCCTGTCGAATATACGCCGGCACCAGAAGCCAACGCAATTATGGAACTGCCTTCATTATCGATTCAATTAGTGGGAGAGGTTAAGGGTTCAAACTTAGCTGTTTATAAAACAACTGCTTTGGCCTTCATCGAATCTATCAGTACTGAACTAACAACAGACCAACACTTCGCTGATGCAGATAAAACCATAAAATTTTGTGATAAAGCAGAGAAGGAACTTGAGCTCGTCAAGAAACAAGCACTTTCACAAACTGCTGATATCGACCTTTTATTTCGTACCGTCGATGAATTGAAAGAGGCGATGCGCTCTAAACGACTTGAATTGACTAAGTTAGTGAAAGCAGAAAAAGAGGCTATTAAGAGCAAAATTGTCATGGCTTCCCAGCAAGCACTCACGGCGCATATTGCCGCGATAAACGTCAAACTTGCCGTGGTTGTTCTTCCCCTGATAAGTGCTGATTTCAACAAAGCTATCAAAGGCAAGAAGACAGTTAAATCACTTCAAGAGTCTGCAAATGATGAGCTCGCAGCGGCCAAAATCAAGGCTGATACGTTTGCTGTTTTGATGTCTGCAAATCTATTGAAGCTGACTGAATTGGCCAGTGAGCATAAGTTCCTATTCAACGACTTGCAGCAAATTATTCTAAAAGAGAATGACGACTTTAAAATGCTAGTCGAGTGGCGCATCAATGACCACAAAGAAACCGAAGAGAAAAAGCTGGAAGCTCAGCGTGAGAAAATCCGCTTAGAGGAAGAGGCGAAGGCAACATTAGCGGCTGAGCATAAAGTTAAGTGTGATGGTTTGATTCAAGCTTGGACCGATGTTCAAGGAAAGTCGATGGCTAACGCTGATGCTGACGAAGCGTTCAATATGGTTACTTGGATCAAGGGCTGTACTTGTGATGCTCAGTTTTTTGGTGACCGTTACGAAGAAGCGATCTCCGTCTATAACGATTGTTACTCAGTGATTATTAAAAAGCATAGCGAGCTTGTTAAGGCGAAAGAAGTTGATGCAGAGACCAATAAAGCGGCCGAAGTCGAAGAGCAGCAAGCTATAGCAGAAGTCGCGCATGACTCAATAAGTGACAACACTGAAAACTTACCCGAGCCAATCAAATCATCACCATCATTGGTTAAATCTCCTGTGAATGAAGCGACCGAAGTTGTAGAAGCAATGGGCGCAAATCAGGATGAAAAAGATATGGTCCAATATCTTTACAGTGATCACGGTTTATATGGTCAGCAGGCAACGAAACTGGCTCAAGCCCTGATTGCTGGCCGCGTTCCTCATGTGTCGTACAACCTACAGAATGCTAAAGCAGCGTAATACCTAAGAGCAGGTGTTTGGCGGGTTTTGTAGTACCGCCATTTTTTACCAGGAGAAAGATTGTGAGCATATTAAAAATTAAAGCGTTAGAGGCTCAGGTTGAGCGCAAAGAGGCTCGTATCAAAGAGCTTGAGCGGATCAATGAGGCACAAGCTGAAGGGCTTAAATCATTCAGGGGGCTTATAGACGAAAGCTTTGGCGTGGTTGGTCTTCATATGAACGGTTCGATTGTGTTTTGGGATGACCTAGAAACCGACGGTAAGCATGAGGAATGGCTGAGCGCATTCAATGCAGCTGAGAAATTGGCGGCATAACCCAAAATTAAAGCATCTTAGTGAGGGTGCTTTTGTTTGAACAAATAAGGGATAAAGAAGATGCCGCAAGAGTACGGAATGCCAAAGTGCTGCATTAGCTGTGAGAGCTATGACCATAAAGGGTATACGCGTGATGAATGGCAGTTGATGAATGATCGTCAATGCTCAGGTCGCTCTCAATACGGATCCTGTGAAAAGCATCATTCAGAAGTTTTTGCTACTGAGATTTGCAACATTTACGAACAAATTCCAGGTGTCACGGTTGTCACAGTAATTAACCGGCCAGTGTCTAAAGAAGTTAGACAAGAACGATTATTTTAACCAGGAGCGCCAGAATGAAGAACAAATTAACGGACTTGAATGACCACTTATTCGCCCAGCTTGAAAGGCTTGGTGATGAAGATCTAAGTGATGAAGGGTTAACAAAGGAAATTGGCCGAACAAAGGCCATCACTGGCGTAGCAAAAGAAGTGATCAGCAATGCTCAACTACTTCTTGATGCAGAAGTTAAGTTAAGTGATCTGCCTATGAACGCTGAAAAGCCAAAGCTGTTGTCATGAAAAGGACGCCAATTAAATACTCTCCGGAGCAGCTGAAATTCGTTAAATCTAATTGCACTTTAACCAGGGCAGAGTTAACCAAGCAATTCAATGAGAGGTTTGCGTTAGATCTCTCAGTTTCAAATATTGCTTCTTTGTGTAAACGAAATAAGTGGTTTACCGGTAGAACTGGGAGGTATGAGTTGGGGAATGTTCCTAGCCCCAATTCGGGTGCGAAAGGCCCAAACAAGACCAGCTTTAAGAAAGGCAATCGTCCACATAATTGGGTCCCACTAGGCTCGGAAGTCACGACAACAGAGGGCTATGTACAAGTAAAAATCGCCGAACCTAATGTGTGGAAGCTGAAAAGCTTAATTGTTTGGGAGAAAGAGCATGGCTGTCTTTTGCCTGGTCAAATCATTAGATTTATTGATAACGACCCGCAAAACTGCGAACTATCAAATCTAGAAAGTGTTTCTAAGGCTTTAAATTTAAGGTTAAACCAAAACAGATATCGCACTTTGCCCAATGAACTAAAACCAACAATGAAAGCAATTGCCACGCTTGAGGTGGCTGCTTTCTCTCGAGTAAAAACAAACCAGGAGAAAACCAATGTCAGAACAAAATGAAGCGGTAGACGTAGCAGAAGAAACCTTTATTGGGGATCTTGTCTCGATGGCCGTGACTGAAATCAAGAACATGCCTAAGTCATGGCAAGAACTATCTGAAGATGAGCAAGGCGAGGTCATTGAACGTCTTCAGAATCGAGCTAAATCTGCAGCAGGGCAGGCTATTAATATTATTGCCTCAAACAACCGGCCAACCGTTTTGGCTAATATTGAATCAATAACTTTTAAAGCCGGTATTAAAGCAGTGCTTCAGGTTTCACCTCAAGCGGCCCATCGTCATGAGTTAGCTGATGCTGAAGGTTGCCAGGTGATGCTTGTAATTCCTCACACTGAACAAATGACTGAGAACGGCGAGGGTATGCCTGAAGCTGACAAGGATCAGCCAGAACTGGGGCTGGATGAAGACAGCTTATTTGATGAAGCGATGCAAACAGTAAAAGAACTTAATCGTGTATCAATTTCAGCACTGCAAAGAAAAATGAAAATTGGATATAACCGAGCGGCCAACTTGATTGAGCAGCTTCAACGCGCCGGTATTGTCACTGAACCAGATGAAAGAGGCGCACGTTCATTGGTATTGAGAAAAGATATTCCTGAATCAGAGCCGGAGAACTTGGTTGCAACTGTTGACCAGGCATTAGATGACTCACAGAAAAATGCTGCTTAAATAGTTCTATCTTCGCCCCTGAAATATGGGGTTTTTTATCTTTGTTGAATGAATTGTTGAGGTCCAGAGTGAGTAAGAAACTAGAAAATCTAATCGCTGGCCATGCTTATTGGTCGGATAAGAAGAATGAACTTAAATTAAAAGGCTCTGAAGAAGCGTCTAAATGTTTAAGGCAAGAAAAGCATTATTCAGATCTTGCTAGCGAAGGCTTTTCAATTAGCTGTATTGAAGTCGCGTTTAACTATTTAAAAGAGCTGCGTGATGACGGTGGTAATTATGGCGAAGTGTATTCATTTGATGAAGCCTGGGGTGAAGTTGAGACTTGTCAGCACTGCAATAATGTTCGCACTCTCAAAGCCGAAAGGATGAAGGCGTCTAGAAGGCTTGGGGCCATACGTTCAGCAATGACTAGAGTTGGGCGAACAATTGAATATAAGGATGCAGCAGCATGAAATCAAAACGAAAGCAGTATTCAAAAGATAAGGTGATGAACACTTTTTTGATTGGTTCACATTACAGCTTTGACGTTGCGGATCCTTTGGGAGAATTGCCAGCCATAACAAACACCGCTTATGGCCACTTAAACCCAATCAAGAAAATTATGATGAAAAAGAATATTCGCCAGCTTCACGCAGTATTCGATAACAGAAAATTAAAATGGAAAGCAACGATAGTGGTTGAGTTCAGAAAAGATACTAAGCGCTATGAAAGACATGCCGAGATCGTTTGGTTTGGTTTGCTTCGAGAGTGTGAAGGCGAGTATCAGCAAGCTATTGAAGATATCTTTACTGTGTCGAATATGGGGCATTATGTTATTTGTCACATAAAAGCTGAAGTCATCGGTGTTGACCAAATTAAAGACAGTGATTTTTCAATCAGCAAGCAGGAGGCAGCGTGAGCAATCTTGCACTACAGCCAAGGATCGTGAGAGCAGGGCAAGCTCCTGGTTATTGCGCCATGAATGAACGTCTATTTAATAAAGAAATTAGGCCTCATCTTACTGAAATTAAGTTAGGTATTCAGGGGAAAGGCTTCGACAGATTTGAACTTGATGATGTTTTGAACGATTATATTAAGGAGTACGGTCGCGCTCCTGAAGTAATAAAGGAGCATAAAATATGCAAAAACGAAGAACACCAGGTCTCAAACAGCTCAACGGTATCTGGCATATCGACAAAACAATCAACGGTAAGCGATTTTGCAAAAGCTGCGAAACGAGCGAAAAGCAAGAAGCGGAAGAGCTCTTAGCTAGGCTTATTGACCAGCAACGTAAAGCAAGATTGTTTGGCGAACGGCCCGATAGAATATTTCGAGTTGCTGCCACTAGATACCTCGAGGAATTCGACCATAAGAAATCAATTGGTTGTGATGCAAATGATTTAATAAAGCTAGATCAGTTTATTGGTGATTTGTACCTCAGGGATATTCACAACGGCACACTTGAGAAATTCAAGAAGGCTAGAAAGAAGGATGGCGTTAAATCAGGGACGGTAAACCGAAGCCTAGCAGTGCTCAGAATTATTCTGAACCTGTGTGTTGATGAGTGGCGTGATGAGCAAGGTTTATCCTGGCTTGCTTCAATGTCACGAATCACAGATGTTGATTGGAAAGATAAACGAAAGCCTAGACCGCTTTCGTGGGCTGAACAAGAAAAGCTTTTTGGCATATTGCCGGAGCATTTGAAAGAGGCTTGTTTGTATAAGGTGAATACTGGTTGTCGTGAACAAGAGGTGTGTCGTTTGCAATGGGATTGGGAGATCCCAGTGCCTGAACTAAAAACCTCAGTGTTTGTGCTTCCGGACTGGCTGACCAAAAACGGAAGAGAAAGAGTAGTTGTTCTTAACTCAACCGCGATGGCAGTGGTAAACCGTCAACGGGGTAAACATGATGAAAGGGTGTTTACTTATAAAGATAAACCGTTAGCGGGATTAAATGAAGGGGCTTGGCAGCGTCATAGAAAAACTGTTGGATTGTCAGAAGTTAGAATTCATGACTTGAGACATACAACGGGCCGACGTTTAAGAGCTGCAGGTGTAGCGAAAGAAACGCGAAGTGATATTTTGGGCCATGAGACCGGTGACATGACAAGTCACTATTCGATAGCCGAAATTGATGAATTGGTTCAAGCAGTGGAAAAAATCGTTCATGAATCGACTTCAGCGACTCCGACACTAACCTTGCTAAGAGAAAAGCAATCACGAGAATCTTGCGAAAGCAAAAAAAAAGAGCTTAGCATCTGA